ATTGATGGATGGTTGCTGGACTACTGGCACAAACGCTCAATAGAGCACGGAATCTTGCCAATAAAATTCAATGACGAAGCAATAGGTGCAGTGGCCTATGAATTCAGTGATGCCAACACCAACTACGATACTCCATTTCACACAGATCGAGCTACACAAGAAATTGTTGCTGCCAACATTGATCGATACATCAAGGACAACTGCAATGGGCACCATATTTAAAGAAATAAAAAACTTTGTCAAACCAACTTCGGGTGTGTTTGTAGAAATCGGTTCAGAACGCGGCGAAGGCAGCACACTTGAATTGAGCAGGCTGGCCAAGTTGCATGGTACCAAGTTGATCAGTGTGGACATTTCTGACTCAGCAAAAAACAGATATCAAACACAATTGCCTGATGTGAAATTTGTTGTGGCTCCGGGCAGTGCATGGGCTCGAGAGTTTGGCAGCATGCCCACAGATATTGCATGTTTGTATCTAGACAACTTTGATTATATCTGGGACATAAATGACATACGTCCAGCCATACAAAGGCAAATGGAAGAATACAACAGTCGTGGACAAGTGATGAGCAACCAGGCCTGTCAAACAGAACACATGGCACAGATCCTTGCACTGCGTGGTTGTTTGAATCGGCATAGCACAATAGTCATGGATGACACTTACTGCATCAACGATTGCTGGATTGGCAAATGCGGACCTGTTGTGGTTTACTTAAAAGCACAAGGCTGGCAAGTGGTACATCAAACACTAGATTGCGGTGTGATCATGCAATATATTTGACAAAAACATCAAGCACCTGTATAATAAACATATGAGAATACTAACCCTAGACAATATTCATTACGACCTAGATCATTTGCCCGAAGAAGTAGATGACATGCGATTTGCCATCTTAGACAACTCAAACCCGCAAGAACCCGATTACCATTTTATCCCACTAATCTTTTTAGAAAGCTTCAATGCACCTGCCTTGGTGCTACGCATTGGTGAAAACACCATCAAGATGCCCATGGACTGGCAAATACTCATAGGCGAACCAGAAGTAGGTGACTTGGAAGTGCTGCCACTTACATCAATCAACGACCGTGGATTTAGAGTGTTTCAGTTCAATCCACTCACAAGTTTTCGCCCCAGTTTCCCGGACATTGAAATCTTGGATGTGTATCATGAAGTATCGTGGTATGCACCCAAGCTAAAGAATGGGCAGTTACTTGCAGTACCATTGAATGATGATCCTGATCCAGACTGTGTGTACTTTGTGAAAGACATCAGTCGCAACTGTGAGATAGTAGACTACAACAAAAGTTGGTAACATGGCATACACTGAACCCCAGATATTTGAAATCGTCAATCGCTTGGCCAAGATTTACTTGGAAAGTTACCCAGAAGATCAGGCGGGCCTGGAAAGATTCCTACGCTGGGCGCACACTCAATATGGCTACAAGTATGGGAACTCTTAAACCCGGCGCCACCTACATCTACGAGCGCAATGGCAACGAAGTGTATGCTCGTGAATCAGGTGCTGATCCCAGTACCAGACAACTCATGGGTTACAGTTACGATCCTGTGACGGGACACCAAATTGATTATACCAAACAAACATCAACCGGAGATAGCTTGTTTGACCGTCTGCAAGAAGATAAAATGTGGGGTGAAATCCGACGCCTGGCCAAGACCAACCCTACTTTACAAGATGCGGTAGACCGTGTTATAATGATATACAAGTTGATCAAGATAGACAAATGAAACAAAATATTAATCCTTACGATCCTGTACAATTTAAAAAAGAATTTGAATCTACAGATATATGCCGTAATGTCTCCGAAGATTTTGATAATTTATGGTGGGATCAACAATTTATTAAATCTTTTGACAGCATTACTCCTAGACAAATGGCATCTGGTACCAATGCAGGATTTTCCATGACACCATTTTATTATTTGAGATCTTTGTTGGAAAAAAATCCAAATTCAATATATGATTTAGGCTGCGGGGCCAACTTGTTTAAAAAATATATTCCTAACATTATTGGAGTTGACAAGAGCTATAGCCATACTAGACCTGCGCTGGCCAAGCCTGATTGGCCTGGTTGGAGAGTTTATCCTGATATAGAAGAGTTAGTTGATAAAGAATATGTTAGAAATCATCAGATTTTTTTTGAATCAGTGTTTTCAATCAACTCTTTGCATTTTAGACCATTGACTGACCTTCGTTTGGTATACGAAGAATTTATTAGTATGGTAGCGCCCGGTGGTCGAGGATTTCTTTCTATAAACATACAACGCATGATTGACCATGAGAGTATTTCAAGACCTAGTGTACATCTAATAGATTACGAATCGTACGTAAGATCGCAGCTAGATAATTTGCCTTGCAAATACTTAATTTTTGATGTGAATTTAGATATCTTGGATAACTGGTTGGATGGAAATGTTAGACTGGTATTTGAACGATGAGCGACAAACTAAATATTGCTAACGAGATGCGACAATTGGATCGCAAGAACAGAAACTTCTATCGTGATCTCACGGAAGAGGAACGCAAGAAGTTTTCAAACTATCTCATGATTCGTTGGGCCAGCTGTGTAGAAGGCTCCAAGGAGATGCAAGAGTTTTATTTGATCTCCACCAACGAGCGATTGAACAAACACTTCTTCAACATCAACCGACACCCTGAACTGCAATGGTTGTGTGCTACTACAGTGAGTCCAGACATGGGCACACCCAGACACAACTGGATCTCGCCCAAGAAGAAAGAAACAGGCGCAGGGGCAAGTGCCGTTAAAAAACAACTGGCAGAGTTGTTTCCCACATACAAAGAAGATGAAATAGCCATGCTGGCCTCAATGACCACAAAAAAAGAACTTGATCAATACATCCGAGACCATGGCCGAGACACTAAGTGAACTAACCTGCGGCTACTGCAAGAAAACATTCAGACGTGCAGAAAGTCTTGTGGTTCACATGTGCGAACCCAAGCGCCGCAGATCAGAACGGTCGGAACGTGGAGTTGAACTGGGTTTTCAATCCTACTTGAGATTCTATGAGATTGCGCAAGGGTCAGCCAGGCTCAAAACATTTGATGACTTTGCAGACTCACCATACTACCGGGCCTTTGTTAAGTTTGGCAGATACTGTGTGGGCACAAAAGCAATCAATCCCAGACAGTTCACAGAGTGGTTGTTGAAACACAACAAAAAGATTGACAACTGGGGCTCAGACAAAATCTACACTGAGTATTTGCTGGACTATTTGAAAGTTGAAGCAGTGGCAGACGCCTTGGCGCGAGCAGTGGAGTTTGGCATAGACTGGAGTGGGACTCACTCAGCACCGCCACATGATTGTTTGCGTTATGGCAGCACTCACGCTATGTGCTATGCTGTCACAACAGGACGCATCAGTCCCTGGGTGATATACAACTGTGAGTCGGGGCAAAAGTTCCTGAGCGAACTCACAGCAGACCAAGTATCAATGATATGGCCCTACATAGATTCAGACATATGGCAAAAGAAATTCTCAGATTATGCTGCCGATGCTGAGTACGCTAAAGAAATATTGAAACAAGCAGGATGGTAACATGATAGGTAACATCAGTCAAACTGGCAAGTACATAGCAGTCACCGGCGGTGCTGGTAGTAACTATGTCAACAACAGTAATTACATGGGTGTTGGACAATTACAATACAACACCAGCAATCAACGACTGGAAATATACAACGGCACCAGTTGGCAACCACTTAATCTAGGTCAATATTACGTTGGTCTCAATCCATATGCCGAAGACGCTATTGATTGGGTACACAAAAGAATGGCAGAAGAAAAGGAAGCACGAGCCATGGCTGAACAGTATCCTGCTGTGGCCGATGCCTTGGGTGCTGTGCGTGAGGCTGAAGAGCAATTGAAAACTGTTGTGGCGCTGTGTAGAATATGAGTGCAGACATTGACATCGACGTTCCGGATCGTGCTAAAATATTAGCACTGATCCAGCACACACCTGCTAGACAGGTTGTGGATGGGCGACCACGCCGGCACAATTCGGGCATCTATGTCACAGACATTCCGCAAGATCCAGAACATGGCTGTGCTGCCATTGACTATGAGTCAGCAGAACAGCGTGGCTACTTTAAAATTGACTTGTTGAACATGAGTGTGTATCAGTTGATCCAGGATCCTGCACACTACGATGCCATGTTGTCAGCAACACCTCCATGGTCTCGACTATGGACAGACAGACCCTGGGCCTCTCAGTTGGTTCACGTGGGCAACTACGTGGATTTGATGGTGGCTATGCAACCTGACTCGATACCCAGGATGGCTGCTTTTATTTCAATTATTAGACCGGGCAAAGCACACTTGCAACGCAAGCCCTGGGATCAAGTGTTTGCTGAGGTTTGGGATGGAGATGAATCGCGTGGGTATACGTTTAAAAAGTCACACGCTGTGAGTTATGCAGCCTTGGTGGCCTTGCACATGAACTTACTCAATACGACGAACTAGGGTAATTGATTTGCGTTTGCTCTTTTTGCGAGCAATATCTACCA